GTGGTTTTGGAGTTTTATTGTGTGACAACACCGCAACCGGTTTGTCTTCACTACCGGCTTTCAACATATAAGTTTCAGCTTCATCTACGGATAAACTTACTACAGGTCCCCAGTCCAAAGGTTTGGTAGCAGTTACAATTAAGTCACCTACTGTGTCTCCTACTTGTATATCTTGAGCTTCAACAAAGCCTTTGTCCTCTACTGCGTAAGGATGGCTGTAGGAACTGATAATGCTTTTGCTGTCTTTAAAAAAGACCTCACAACGCGGTTGATTGTCTATAATCTCGGCGCGGGTTATTTCGTATTCGCCTTCTTTAAAGTCTTTCGCCGTTAGCGTTTTAACTTTGTCACCGGTCTTTATATCTTTGGCTTTTATCCATGAATCGTCTGCCAATAAAATTTCTTCTTCAGGGTGCGGACAACTATGCCACGGACCTTTTCCAGGAGGAAGGGGTTTAATAGGTTTACCTCCTCCTTGAGGAGGAATTAAACTTGCTAAACCTTTCGAGGGTGTTTTAAATATTGCCATTTCTTTCTCCTTAAATAACTAATCTCGGCGGTATAAACTTAGAGCTTACAGAATCAATGTCTTCAAAGGCCGCTCTGTCAAATTCCTCGTCGTATATCTGTTTTAATAACTGTACCCTATCCGGCGCTCTTTTCATAGCCAAATAATAAGCCAAACCTGCTGTCATACACGGGAGAAACCTAAATACGGTTTCCATATTATTGGTGTAATCTCCAGCGTCCTGCATTCTGGTCAACGCATAGTAATAAATTATATCCGTTGAATTTTCCGGAGTAGGATATAAATACAATCTAGGTGTTATATGCCGTTCTAAAAAGAACTGACTTGGTTTACTTTCAGTAGATTTATTGGGTGTGTATAAAAAATCAGATCGACTGATTCTTGTTAACTGATAATCAACACTATCGCGTTGAATAACCGCAGAGGTTATATCAATAATATCCGTACCTAGATCCTCATAATTAGTCCCTTCGGTAACGGTAAAATTACTTTTGGTAATAAGCCATTGATTTAAACCCCGATTTCCCCATTCAGCAACTAAAAGATTTAATGAACGACGTGCAGTCTCTAAATCGTACCCGGTACGAAGTTCAAGACCACATCGTTCATAAGCCTCTTCTATAAGCTCATCTACACTAAGATCAAATGAAGTTGTCCCTGATGTGGCCATATTTTAATAACCACCGGGTTTAGACTTCTTCTTTTTCTTACCTTTTTTACCATGAACAATACCGCCGTGCATGTAGCCGTTTGCATACGGATCTTTACCCTCTTGTATTGCTCTTCTTCTATTAGTTAATCCAGGCATTATTTTCTCCTAAAAATATTTAGTTACTTTTCTACGGCTTTCCATAACCTTTCCACATCCCACAGCAATTTTAGCTTTCACTGGTTTCTTTGGGGAAACTTTTGCTGTTTTTTTAGTCATGTCTCCTAGTTATGAGGTGCTTCGTAATATTTTAAGAATTCACCCCAAACCGTGTATTCATTACCAGCATCTGCTGTAGAAGGTATAACCAATAGGACATCGCCAGTATAACCGGATGCCTCTGTATTTATTAAACCACCTATATCACTGAAATCGAACGCATTGTCATACGCCAATGTTAAAAAAGTAACGTCTGTCGTTGCATCCCAATCTAGGGAAGCCGGTGCATCAGGGGCTCCGCTTACGGTGTACCAAATTTTATTTAGTGCAACGTGCGTGCATGAGTTACCGTTTGTAGTCGATTTTTCAAGGGCAGAAACATCAACTAATGTTGTGCTACTGCCACTTCCATCTGAATATACAGAACAATACGTAACTAGTTTCTTATCAAAGTCGTACTGAATAGTTGGTCCTGTGACTGAATCAGCCATGTCTACCTCCTATTAAGCGTCAGCAAATGGTGTTACTAAAGTTCCTGAACCTAACAATTGAGCTGCAACATGATACTTAGCACTTGCCATTGCAGTGAAAACTACAATACTTCCTACTAATCCACCTTTAGTGGTACCGTTTTGAGTAAAAACATCGTTAGATGAACCAGAAATAAAGGTCTTACCAGCTGCACTGTCATCAATACCAGTATACGCACCACCAACAAACTTATCTGTACCATCTGTTTTAATATCCATATCTGTAGCAGCAGTTACTACTATAAAAGTGAATTGGGCACCTAAGTTAGCTAATTGGTTTGGATCTGTTTTATCTGTAGGTTCTGTAACTACGATACTAGGAAGTGTGAACACTCCGTCTGCATCATTACATAAAAGCGGTCTACCTGCGTGTGAAGCTACTGTAATTGTAGTATTAGCAGTTAAGCTGACAACAGAGTTATAACCTGCATTGATAAACCCAGCAAGGGATCTTACTGGACCTGAAAAAGTTGATTTAGCCATTTTATTCTCCTAACTAAAACTGTTATACCATCTTGGAGTAAGTCTGCCGAGTCAGTTGATATAACAAATTATCTCGGAATCATTTGAGTATAGCAGAAAAAGTTTTAAAGGGAATAGAAATAAAGTGCCGGGTTGAGTAAGAAACCCCCGGCGGGGTTCCATAATTACGTATTAGCCTTATGCTCCAGGGCTACCGAATACACAACGGGGGTCAGACCACCCGAATGAGTATCTTTCGCGAGCTTTGTACCTAACATTACCAGTATCAAAATCAGCTTCCATCGAAGTTCTGATTGGTGAACGATCAAACATTTTGAATCCGTTCGGACAATCAGTCTTGATGAACCAAGCATCAGTATCTGTCAGATAATGATTAACAGTATAGCCTTCAGGGACGAGTCCCATGTTGCGTATAGCGTTAATATCATTATCAGCAGTGCTTACTCTGCCGGGTGATTCCAATATTCTATCAGACACGAACTGTAGCTCTTTAGGGATAATTAACTTAGTCCCTTGAAGTGCTACTTTTAAACCACGCTCATCAGTGAAGGCAGCTATATCAATTAGTGCTTGTTCCAATGAAGTTTCGCTCAGGTCAGCAGATGTTGAAAGTTCATTCCGCAAGTTAGCACCACCCACAGTTGGGTGGTCAGTTGCGCAAAGTTCTTTCGTATCACCGCCAGGGTAACTTGAATTGAAAGCTCTATTTAATACAGAAGCTCCTTTGATTTGCTTGGTGTTCGCCATACTTCTTGCAAGCGCTCTGGTATATCTTGCCGATAATCTATCGTACAAGTTATCTTCGACCGCTTCTTCTGTAATGCTGAACGCCAGCGCGACAGTTTCATGTGTGTAACGTGACGTGAAAGCCTCTTGGGCTTGGTCAAACGCTACGCCTGCTCCTTCTGACTTAACCGGTGCGGTATCAAAGCCTGTTAACATTACTTCTTCCTCGAAAGCACGATCACTTGATTCGGTTTCAAAAATCGCTTCTGATTCCTTGTCATATCTATCGTACTCAAGGCCGAATAATGCGTTCAAACCTGGAAGTAATTCTTTGACTAATTGGGCTCTAGTAATTGCCATTTATATTACTCCTTATGTACCAGCGACTGCACCACGCATGTAATGCTCATTAATTAAAACAATTAAGTTCGCATTATCTGCGGTGAGGTCACCGTTTACGTCGTCTTGGACCACACTTACAATTTTAAGCTGTAATGCTGCTGTAGTTGCTATGGTACTAGAGTCGAGTTCGCGAGTAGCAACACCAGTTGTCGTACTACCACCTATGCCCTCAGTATCAGCATTTCTGCCTATACATGTCTGGGCCGAAGCACCGTCCGCCTGAACAATAAACAATTGATTAGGATCGTCATAGATATAAGCTTCTATGTCTCCACTTCCAAGTGCCGTTGTGCTGGCTGGATAGTAATTCTTAAAGGTAGGAGTTCCGTCAGTAGCAACATAATAACAATGCGAAAACGCACCAACTATATTAGGAGAACTAACTCCTGCTGAGTTAATAAAACCAGCTGCAAATATGGTTAAGTCACCTTGGTAGATGCTTGTACCATATCCGGAGGTGCTAATATTGTACTTGTTAACTATTTGAACGGAAGAACCGGCGCTGTTCCCCTTATAGGGGTTTAAGCCAAAGGCTTTGTCTACATTTGCCATTTCTTGTCTCTAAATTCCAAGAATTAAAATCAAGAACCCTTATTCGGATGAACCTTGGGTTCCACCTATTGTTACGCGAGATTGTCTCTCAGGTCTACTGATAGACATCGAGGGGTGACTTCCATCTCTCAACATATCGTTATCGACAGCATCCATCTGATTTTGCGTTTTAGACGCAAAAAAAGTTTCTCTTTCCTGTACGGTTTCGATAGGAATCCTACATAGAATCAACCCGCCAACTCCAATCACTCCTTCAAATTTACCTTCTTCCACTATCGGAGATTCAAAGTCTGGATATTCATCTGCTCTCACAGGTACCCAACCTTCTCTAAGTCGAGCCATGACGTTCTTACGATCATCTTGGCCTCTGACCTCTAATCTCACCCAGCGGTGAACATGTCCTTCGGGAGGTTTTGGTGCATCCAATGCGGATGGCGGGGCCCATGGTTTTCTCGCTACTTTCTTTTCACGAGTTTGGGCTTCGCGTGGTTCACGACTTTCGTCGATGTTTTTATTTTTCGTTGTCATTGTTGCTCCACGTTATTCAACATATTTCGCGTACTCTTCTAAAGGCACACCCAATTTCTTTGCTATCGTTACCTGTGACGGTGTGAGTCTCACAGTCTTGCGCCCAGACTTAGCACTGCGTTTAGCAGATGCAACCGCTTGAGCGGGACGATTCGCTTGTGTTCTACCATCAAATTTATGGGGGAACTCTGTACGAATTCGTTTATTAACTTCATCATAATACTCATTACTGGTGGCGTCAAACCCTTCGTTGAGTAAATCTTGATGAATTACGAAAGAAGTCATGGTCATAGCCCTGTCATTTCCGAACCAAGGATTCTCTTCCGCCCAATCTTGGGCTTTAGGATCCGGGTCTGGATAAGATGGTTGGGCCTGTGGCACGGTTTCTTGCGTAAATTGTTGTGGTGCCGTTACCTGTCCTTGACGGACATTACGCTCTTGATTTAAAGCCTGCACGCGCTGGGCTTCCACTGCAAGAGCAGCTAGTTTTTGTTGTGCGTTTACTTGTGTATCGGTATCTGCTTCTTCGTTTGCTTTTCTTAGTACATTTTTTGCTGCTTCGGTTTCGGCTGTAATTCTGTTGGCTTCTGAAATAATATAATTACCATCTAAATTTTGTTTCGCTTGTTGTAAACTTTGATTTTCGGTATATACATTCTTTGCGTATTCAGTTGCAGCTTGTTCTCTTCGTTCTGATTCTCTAAGCTTCCCGGTTAATTTATCGATTCGTTTCTTTACATTCTTACTATATTCTTCGTGTTCGTCAGTTTCAGTTTTTGCTACTTCTTCTTTCTCGATTTCTACTTCAGGTATTGCTTCCGCGCCCCCTTCGTTCCCTAATATAGGTTTGTCGGGTTGTTGCGGTTCAATAGGAAGTGCAGAATCTTCGTCAATATCAACATCTACTTCGGGACCCGTATCATCTATGGGTACAGTTTCTTCAGCAGCGTTGAGATTTAATTTATGCTTTGGCATGGTTATTCTCCATGATTAAAATTGATGCAGAATTGCTTCTGGGTCTGGTACTGTAGCGATGATTTCATCATCGTTCAACAGTTTTATTTCTCCGCCCTCTATGTGTATGCGAGAACCTGCGTATCTTCCGATCAATACCCAGTCCCCCGGTTTACACCAAGGTCCGCTAGAAAATCTTTCTCCGTCGTAGGCCTGTGGACCTACTTTTAATACATAGCCAAGAACACTTCCGACTTGTTGTCTTTCCACTGTTTCGTTTGTTAAGACAATACCGCCCTCCGTTTTTCCTTGACCTCTGTAAGGTAAAATCATTATGCGCCAACCCGTTGGTTCAGGTAATTTATCCAACAGCTTGGAGTCCAGCTTATCTGGATTTAACGTACCAGGGTCGCCTTTCTTTTTGCCACTATCATATACTTTTTCTAAAGCAGATTTCTCTGCCTCCGCTTTTTTCCATTCTTCTTCCATTGCTAATAAATTTGGATTAGGCATCGGTTATCCCCTGATTTTTTAAAATTGTCCGTATTTCTTCGCGAATATAGTTCAGCGCTTCGATGTGTCCAGTAAGATTACGATAATGTTCCCAATTTTTGACTTCACCATTGGTCATCATTTCCTGGATTTGCTGCTCTTTTTTATCTATGGCGCGCGTTACAGCCGTCGCGAATTGTATTTCGTCTATGTCATTGTCCCCATGGGTTTGAAGTTTGTGTTGGCGCTTGCCAAGGCTGTAAAGTAGGCGGTTGCCAATCAGCCGGTGTGGGAATAGTGGTTATGCCACCAAGATTCGGAACTCCGGCAGCGCCGTAAGGATCTGATTGATATTGTCCGCTCACATAAGGATTATAACCGATTGAGGGACCCGTCAACGTATATTTCTGTGTGGCTGCCGCTGTTTGGGCTTCCCAGGCTGCTCGTTCTGCTTCTTGTTTAGCCTGTATTTCAGCAATCAATGCATTTAGTCTATCTACTTCCGACTGTCCTGTAACTGTTGGATCAGTAACCGTTGGATCAGTAACCGTTGGATCAGTAACCGTTGGATCAGTAACCGTTGGATCAGTAACCGTTGGATCAGTAACCGTTGGATCAGTAACCGTTGGATCCGTCGTGACTGTTGGATCCGTCGTGACTGTTGGATCCGTCGTGACTGTTGGATCCGTCGTGACTGTTGTGTCACCCGGAGGTGGAATATCACCTATTTTAACCCATTGACCTTGAATAGAGATCCAAGTCTGACCAGTTGCATCTGTAAACTGCTGACCTTCAGCAGGGTTAGCAGGGAATCCTGCTGTTGCTACAGTCATATCATCAACAGCACCTGTGGTATCAGGTGGGGTATAGGTTCCTGTATCGTAATCATAATGAGTTGGATCGGGTCCAGGGGCGTTAGGATCTACCCCTGTTACTGGGTCAGTAGCATTAGGGTCAATAACACCAACGGAGTAAGGATCTCCTGTGGTGGGTTCAAAAAGGTTATTTACAGGAGCAAAATCTGTTCTTGGATCCCCACCTGCGCCTGCACCCGCCGTTGGTAAAATATCAACTACAGGGGCTGTCCAAGTATCTGTAGATGGATCTTCGTCCATAAAAGGAGAAACCGGGTCTTCTACAAAAGATTCTACAGGGTCGATAAATTGATCGGCTGGGTTGTATGTTGTAAATCCAGGCTCACCCCAATTATCCACGGCCCCATAACTCGATGGCGATGGTTTAGTTCCTCCACCAACTGCTGCGTCCACGGCATCTTGAACTGGGTCGGGTTGTGCCACTGGAGTACCATCTGGATTTCTTAAACCCTCTTGTATCTGTAGTTGCCAAACAGAATCTAATTGGTCTACTGCTCCGTCTTTATTAATATCGTATTGTTCATTGTAAACATCCGCTTGGTCACCTCCCAAATACGCCATTATGTCTTGAGCGGTGATTCCTCCCGTGGCTTGATCCACTGCGTCTTGTACTGGGTCCGCCTCTGGAGACAGCATTCCACCTCCAATTGTTTCACCGGTGGTAGGGTCTACTTGTTTGTCCTGTGTTAGGCTTATCCATATTCCACGTACAGGATCCCAAAATGCTCCAGATGTGGGGTGCATCTTTGGCTGTCCAAATTCTCCAAAGTCAGGAATATTAAGATTAAATGGCGATGCCATCAGTCCTTACTCCCTGATTTCTTTTCTTGTCTAATGCGTTCTCTTTCCACGTTTGCCTTTAATACTGCTATATCTTCCTGTGCTTTTATACTTTCCTCTTCGGATTGATCCTTTTGCTTTAATTTAGCTTTATCTAAAGAAATCTTCTTCGTATCCGTTTTATCCTTTTGTTTCAGCTTGGCTTTATCCAATTGGATCTTCTGCTCGGCAAGTATTTTATCATCTTCATTTTCCCTTGCACGGATTTCCAATTCCTGTTGCTTCAATGCTACCACACCGTCATCAGGCGGTGTTATAACTTCTTCCAATCTAGGCATAATAGGTTCAAGGAGCTTGGCTTCTATTTGTGCCTTTAGTATCTCTTTTTGAGGATTAGGCGGAGGCGGTGGTGCCATACCACCTTCTTGCATTTGCGGTATTTGCTGAGGCATTTGTTGTTGCTGTTCCGGCATTTGCTGGTCTGCTAAATTCTGTGCTTCCAATGAAACGTGTTGGAAAATGTGTGATACCAATGATGACATTGCCATCGGATTAGCCATAGGAATTCCAGTTTCCAAGAAAGATAGATGCACCTCAATGTGTATCATGTGAGCTTGTTCAGGAAAAGCGGTTAGAGGCGCACCCATCAAAGCCGCGCCATCCTCTTGCGCGGGATCCACAGGAGCGGGAGGTGGTGGATCGGGAACAAATAAAGCGTCAATGTTTTCGGAGCCAAGGGCTTGATACATTCTGCGGTAAGATTCCTTAATGTTGTGAATCTCAGGATTGCTTTGTACCAATTGTAATTCTTGTTGCGCTAAAGTAATTCGCTGACTCATGGAAAAGAAGTTGGGATCACTAACTGGGATCACATCGATGCGATCATCAAAGTCTGCTTGTTTTATGGCTTGATCCCCACCCACTACTTGATAGGGATATTGAGGGGGTAGGTACTCAGAGAACAACCTAGATAATATTTTAAATTCTGTTTTTTGGGCGTAGTGCAATCTTTTATGGACGGCGGACATCACTCTAGTGCCTTGTTCCAATAGTGCCATGGTCGTACCCACTGGCAACTCCTGATTGCCTTCCCCTACTTGTAGGTTTGTTATCGAAGCAAAGCGTTGTCCTGCTTCCACACAAAAACCAAGTAACTGCATAAGGGTAGCAGACGGTTCTTTATACGGTAACGGTACCAATGAATCTCTTAAGGCTCCGCCCGGTGCGTCCACATCTCTGAACTCCCCCGGTTCCAACGGAGTTTCGTCGTCCCTGATTCTCAGTCCACGGGCTTTAAAACCGGCAGGAAGATTCGCCAACGTACCGGCATCAATCAGTTGCCTGAGTGCGCCAGTAGCTGTTCTCGATAAACCACCAATCATGTGTATTAGACCAAAGCCGTAAAAGCCGAGGCCGGGGAGAAACTTATAATGCACAAAAT